TGGGCTGGGTAATAAGTTTTCCTCAAGCAGATCGTATGGGCGGTGACTCAAGGTTTGCTGCGACTTTAGGTTATGCTCCTAGTGTATTAGCCACTTTTGAAACACCTAACGGTATATACCCTAAAACTACAGGCACAGTTATAAGAGGCTCAAACGTAGGAGGTATATCAGTTAGCGGAGTAAAAGAAAATTATTATATGTATGATAAAATACTTCAAGGTGTAGCTATAGCTCCCGTGGAAGTTGATCAGCTGGTAAGGAGGATTCCCCTGTTGTTAAAAACGCCGGAAGGTTGGTCAGCTTCCTTTGGGACTCAAGTTTTAAAAATACTAACTAATACCCCTACCTACATAATAACTACTAATGAAAACGGTATACAAGAGATGGCGGTTAGAGGTTTACCGCCAGTTAAAACAGATAGTTTAGGTCGTAAGTGGGTTAGTTGGGTAAGTACACCAGAAACAGATTTAGCAGAAATGGACGTAAACGGTAAGTTTGTTTTTGTAGGTATAACGGCTAACGGCATCATGCCACAAGTAGCCACTCCTGTAGGTTTACTAGAGCCACATAAAATACAAGCAGCATTAGCAGAAAGTATTTTAATACAAAATAGTCCTTACATACCTGACTGGGCGTTAGCTGTAGAATTATTAATTTTAATTATAACGGTAACTTTAATTTGGTTTTTATTATTTTATTTAGGCATAACGTGGGGTTTAATATCTGGAGTCCTTACAGGGTCTCTGACGGCTACTGGAGGCTATTATTTAATTAGTAAAGGTATACTTATTGACGTTAGCTGGACTCTTATAAGTCAGTTTATTAGCGGAGCGGTAGCATTTTATCTTAGGTTTAGGCAACAGTATAAACTACGTTTATTAATTAAAAAACAGTTTGAGCACTATCTTGACCCACGTCAGGTTAAATTATTACAGAATAACCCTAGTTTATTAAAACTAGGAGGTGAAAAAAGATACTGTACTTTTTTATTCACTGACGTGAGAGGTTTTACTAATTTATCTGAAACTTTACCACCCGAAGAGGTTACTAAAATAATGAATCAAGCTTTGACTATACAATCAAACGCAGTAAAAGAGTATGGAGGTATGGTAGATAAATACATTGGTGACGCTATGATGGCGATTTTTAACGCACCTATAGACTTACCTGACCACGAAGATAGGGCTATCAACACCGCTATAAAAATTATAAGTGATATGGAAAAAGCTGACTTAGGCATAGCTATAGGTATAGGAATAAATACCGGAGAGGCGGTAATAGGTAACATGGGCAGTGATACTAGGTTTGATTATAGTGCCATAGGCGACGCTGTCAATACTGCTGCTAGACTTGAATCAGCAACTAAGGAAGTAGGTGTAGATTTAATAATAGGCGATAATACTAAAAAAAGTTCTAGTTTTGAGTTAAAATTGTTAAAACCAATAAAAGTTAAAGGTAAAGTAAAACCTTTGACTATTTATACTATTGAATATAATGGTAACTAAAAAACTTACAGTACAAGACGTAGCTAAAGATTTAGCAGTCTCCAAAAAAGAAAACGCAGAGCGTTGGAAAACAGCATTCAATGAGTTTGCTGATATCAAACAAGAAATAACTTCTATTAATAATACTATAAAAATGGCTACGTTTGGCGTATTTAGTTTTATAGGTGCATTATTTATAGCGGTAGTAACAACAGGAATTATATGAAAGGATTATTAAAAAATATAGTGGGGGCAGTAGCACCTACTCTAGGTACAGCTTTAGGTGGACCGATGGGCGGTATGGCTGCTAACATGATATCTGAAGTGTTAGGCGTACCTAATGATCAAAAGTCTATACAAAAAGCTATACAAAACGCAACACCAGAACAAATGTTAGAGCTCAAAAAAGCAGAACAACAGTTTGAAGTTCAAATGAAAGAGCTTGACGTTGATGTGTTTAAATTAGAAGTAGCAGACAAACAAAACGCTAGAGGTATGTTTAGTAAAGACTGGACTGCTCGTATCATAGGTTTATTTACTATAGGTGGTTTTTTAGGTTATATATTTTTAGTGACCTTACAACCACCAGAGCAAAACAGCGAAGCATTAATTAATTTAGTGTTAGGATATTTAGGAGGGTTGGCGAGTGCGATTATTTCGTTTTATTTCGGAGCATCTCACACCCCTGATAAAGGAGAGTAAAATGCAAACATCACAAGAAGGCATAGCCTTAATTAAAAAATTTGAAGGCTGTGAGCTGGAAGCGTATAAATGTGCTGCTGGAGTCTGGACTATAGGTTACGGCTCTACTAAAGGCGTAAATGAAGGCGATACTATTACACAAGAAGACGCTGATAAACTACTTACTGAAGAGATGAGCGAGTATGAAGGTTACATAAACGACATGGTGACTACTGATTTAAAACAGAATGAGTTTGACGCTTTAGTTTCTTGGGTTTACAACCTTGGACCATCTAATCTATCTTCAAGTACACTCCTACAAAGGTTAAATAATAAAGATTGGGATGATGTGCCTAATCAAATAAAAAGGTGGAATAAAGCGGGAGGCGAAGTAAAACAAGGTCTAATACGTAGACGTGAAGCCGAAGCTTTATTATTTGAAGGTAAAGAGTGGCACGAGGTGTAAATGGCTATAAATAAAATTAACTTCAGACCTGGGATAGTGCGTGAAGGTACGGCTTATTCTAATGAGGGTGGATGGTTTGATGTTAATAAAGTTAGATTTAACGCTGGGCTACCACAAAAAATAGGTGGTTGGCAAAAAGATAATTTAAATACTTTTTTAGGCACGTGTAGAGCTTTACTAAGTTGGGTAGATTTAGAAGGTACTAAACTTTTAGGTTTAGGTACACATTTAAAATACTACATTGAACGTGGATCTACTTTTAATGATATTACGCCTATACGTAGCACTACTAGTGCGGGTGACGTAACGTTTAGTGCTTCTAACGGTAGTAGTTCTATAACAGTTAGTGATACAGCACACGGAGCAGTAAAAAATGACTTTGTTACTTTTAGCGGTGCTAGTAGTTTAGGTGGTAACGTAACCGCAGCAGTATTAAATCAAGAGTATCAAATAGACAGTATTACTGACGCTAACACTTACGTGGTAATAGCTAAAGATACTAGCGGTAGTACCGTCACGGCTAACTCTAGTGATAGCGGTAACGGGGGCGGTAGTGTAGTAGGTACGTATCAAATAAACGTAGGTCTTGACGTTTATATTCAAAGTTCAGGTTTCGGTTCTGGTGCGTGGGGTGCAGGTGCATGGAGCGGTAATACAGCTTTAAGTAATACTAATCAGTTAAGACTATGGACACATGACCACTTTGGTGAAGATTTACTTATAAACGTACGAGGGGGTGGATTATTTTACTGGGATAAAACTAACGGCGTAACTACTAGGGCGGTAGAACTCTCTAGTTTAAGCGGTAGTAACTTAGCCCCTACGGTAGGGAGTCAAGTATTAGTTTCAGAAACTGATAGACATGTTATAGTATTAGGGGCTGACCCTATAGTAGGTAGTTCACGTAGCGGGGTTACTGACCCTATGTTAGTAGCTTTTGGTGACCAAGAAAGTTTAACTGAGTTTGAACCTTTATTAACTAACACAGCGGGTGATTTAAGATTATCTGAGGGTAGTTTAATAGTGGGCGCAGTAAAAGCCAGACAAGAAATATTAATATGGACTGATACCGCTTTATATAGTATGCAGTTTGTTGGACCACCTTTTACTTTCGGTTTAAACTTAATTAATAACGCTAGTGGTTTAATATCACCTAACGGTGCAGTAGTAGCTCCTAACGGCGTATATTGGATGGGTTATGATAATTTTTACGTGTACAACGGTAGCGTACAAAAAGTGCCATGTAGCGTATTAAGTTACGTTTTTGATGATATCAATAGTAGTCAAGCTTTTAAATTTTTTGCTTTTACTAATACTGAGTTTGATGAGGTAGGTTGGTTTTACTGCTCAGCTGATAGCATAGAGATAGACCGTTATGTAGTTTACGATTATGCTGATAGAGTCTGGACTTACGGTCAAATATCACGCACAGCTTGGTTAGATCAAGGCACGGAAAATTACCCTAGAGCAGTTTCTAACGGTTACTTATATCAGCATGAGTTTGGTTATAACGATGACGGTAGTCCTATGACCGACGTGTTTATAGAAAGCAGTGACTTTGATTTAGGCGACGGAGATAACTTTGCTTTTATACGTAGAATAATACCAGACGTAAGATTTTTAAATAATAGTAGTGGCGGTCAAGTTAACATAGTTTTAAAAACAAGAAATTTTCCAGGTGAGTCATTAAGCACTTCTAGCACTAACGTGGTTACTAGTTCCACACCACAATCACACGTTAGAGCTAGAGGTAGACAAGCCGTTATACGTTTAGAATCAGACGATGATGATACTAACGCAAATGATGATACAGGGTGGAGACTAGGTTTACTCAGGATGGATATACAAGGTGACGGTAGAAGATGAGTAAACTTTTAGCAACTAATTTACCGTTAGAGTTAGGTGATAGCGTAACGCCCCTAACCTATAATAAATTAGTAAGAATACTTGAACTTAACTTGGGTCAGTTTGACCCCGATAATATTAGACAAATAGATGGAGAAACGTTAAACAAGGTAAATTTCAATGCGGGTAGTATTATATGGAACACAACTATTGAGGCTTTACAGGTATATACGGGCAATAAATGGGAGAATATTAGCACTCCTAAAAAGCCACAAGGCTTTGAAGCATCAGGCTCAGTAGGTAAAGTTACCGTAGTTAACAAAGGAGATACTACTATAATTATTTGATTTTTACCCTTATAATAGATTAATCATGGGATTTTTGAAGAAGTTAGGGAAAAAACTCAAAGGTGCTATCAGGGATATAGCCACCGTAGTAGGGTTCGCTTTCGGTGGACCAGCAGGTGCTGCGATAGGTCAAGGTATAGGCTCATTAGCTGAAGGCAGAGGTTTAAAGAAAAGTTTAGGTAGTTCTGTTAAAGTTTTTGCTGGCGGTAAACTTTTAGGTGGTGCTGGTATAACTGGCGGTAATCCGGCGGGTAACTTATTTCAAAATACAGGCAGAATACAGTTAGGTGCACCTATGGGTGCTGAACAAATATCTGGTGGTTTATCAGGAGTTTTTGAAGGGGCAGGAGCTGATTTACGTAATTTTTTAAGTACAGGTAAAGTATCTAACTCATTAACTAGTGACGCTTTTAAAAATTTAAACAGAGTAGAACAAGGTATTTTAGCTAGTGGTTTATTAGGTGCTGAAGAGTTAATTGATGAACCAACCACAGGCAGATTCCAAACACCTGATTATTTTACTAGCCGTTTAGGAGCTAGTCAAAGTGGGGACGGCGGTTTACAGGGGGCTATAAGTCCTTTCCCTAGTGGGGGCGTACCTAATACGGGTATGGTAGACTCTGGTCTAGCTATGACTGACCCTTTACAAGCTATTATATTAGATGAACTTTTAAGAAGAGAACAACAACTATCTCAACTACCTCAGTTTGACGTAGTTACTCCTGTGAAAGACGGCGGTATAGTAAGACTAGCTGACGGCGGACAATTACCGGAACTTGACTTACGAGAGGATGGCGGTGATATTAAAGACCCTATGGGGTCAGGTGATAAAGATACTGTGCCTGCATTATTAGCTGACGGTGAGTTCGTAATGACTAAACAAGCTGTAAAAGGTATAGGAGACGGGGATCATAGTAAAGGTATTAGTAATTTATACGCTATGATGAATAAAAACGAGAAAAAAGCACAAAGTATGGGATTAGGTAAAGCATAATGTCAAACGGTTCAGATAACGCACAAGATATAGCAGCACAACAAACGTTTCAACAAACTACTACCCCGCCTAGATTCGCTACGGATTTTTATCAAGGTGGCTTGCCTGGAGTTCCTGGGCTAGTGCCCGTAGCTAATCAGTTTTTTACTAATCAATTATTCGGTTTAAGTCAAGGGCTAACACCGTTTGACTATGGCACACGTATAGCTGGTTTTACACCAGCAGAACAGGCAGGTTTTAATTTAACTCTTGACAG